TGCCTCATCTAAAATGACCACTTTAATACCGCCAGTCAATGAAACAGAAGACGCGAATTGTTTAATCTTGGAGCGGAGGACGTCAATACCGTTCTCTTCGGACGCGTTGATAATAATGTACTCAAGGTTTAGTTGATTACATAAAGCTCTGGCGACAGTTGTCTTGCCAAGGCCTGCTGAACCGCTGAGAAGCATATTATGCATTTCTCCTGTATCAACGATTTGTTGGAATGTCTTTTTTAGACTTGCCGGGAGGATACAATCCTCAATAGTTTGTGGGCGATACTTTTCAACCCATAGGAATTCACTCTTACTCATAAACAAATTTATTTTACACTAATTTTTACCAAATGTACACCTTTGTTTAAATAATTTAACCAAGTGTGTTTGAAGAAGTAGACACAGCGGGATTCGAACCCGCACTTGAGTGATTTTAAGTCACTTGCCTCTACCAGTTGGGCTACGTGTCTATCTGTTAGGCGGTTGGAGGTCACACTCGGACTCGAACCGAGAAAGCCGCATTACAAGTGCGGTGTTTTACCATTAGAACTATGCGACCATAATAAACTACCACTTCCAAGGGAGAATCAATCTGTTTAATGCCTCGCCTAAAGTAATCTTCTTAGGAACTTCTTTTTTGTTAGTGACATCATCAAATTTGACATTACTCAGCACTAGATCTTCTGCATTCTTCATAGCGCGGGATTTTGCTTTTTTCATATCATTCTCTGTAAAGAAAAATATTTGGCCATCCTCACTCACTAATTGGAAGTAATAAGAACCTGCTGATGTGACTTTACCGCTATTTTCAACGGTTTGGATATATGCGTATTGTTTTTTCATAATTTATAATGGGCCAGTTTTAAAACTTAGCCCAGGTTGTCGGTTAACTACGCCGAGGAAACATCGCTGGTCTCGGTGCTAGGAGTAGCCGGGGGTGTTTCTTCTTTCGGGGCGTGGAAGTCAACAAATCCAGCGAATGCGTTTCGGATTTGGCCTACTAGCTCGAGCTCTTCACCTTGAAATGCTCCACGCTTGGAGCATAGGTCGATGATATCTCTTACTGCGATCATTTGATTAAATGAAATTTGAGGTTCGGTTTGAGCCTCTTCGTTTTCTGGGGTTTCTACTTCTTGAGCAGGTGTTGTTTTTTTTGTTGCCATAATATTAGGAGTTAAAGGTTGAATTTTTTTCGAGAGCGATCCAATACTGCGTATTGGTGTTTATTCCTTTCCATTGGGAAATAAGCTTAGAACTTACAGAAATTTCATAGTCGTCTGTCAAGAGTTTTAAGTTAGAAATAAGGAACTGAAAGTCGTACGTTCGAGATTCGTCATCGCCGATATCAAGGCGGTACGTGTTCGCAGATGAGTTATCGGGGTCTTTTACCTCCAAATAAACTTTGCTAGTATCTTCAGGGGATGAAATTGAAACAACAGCGTGGCCTAGTGCACCGCCTGCTTTTCTAATTTCACTAATGGTATTAGACGTAATTTTAACACTAAAGTCCGGATCTGGCATCTTTACTTCTTTTTGAGGAGAAGTGAGAATGAGCGGATCGGAATAACGATAATTCACTGATGCCATACTATTCGCAATAGTCACAGAGTTATTACCAAACTCCAGCTCAGCATCACTAATTAAGTTAAGTGCTGAGAGGAATTCATTTAGGTCATAAATGCCTACTTCGGTATCGAACGTTTCAGACACAGTCACATTAGCCATAATGTTTTTTGCGTCGGCGATCGTCGACAACTTATTGCCTTGTTTAATAACAAGGTTTTGGTTAATGCCTGAAAAGTTCTTCAGGACTTCGATAGTTTCTTTACTTATTTTCATAAACAAGTATATTATACACCATTTTGGCTAGTTTGTAAATAACTAAATTCAACCATGAACATCATGCAACAAATGGCATGTGCGGCGTGATGAATGCCGGTCTCCGGGTCAGAAGTTTCACCGCGGCGGAGGGCCCACAAGTGACGCTGCGCTGCAGCAAAATAACGATTATCAAGATCCTCAAGGTGTTGCCAATTGTTTCTGTCATATTTTTGAGCGCCATGTGTTAATACTTTAGCTACATCCTCTAAGGCATTAGGAGGAATTAAGCTATAATCTGGTTTTTCTGAATCGTATTTGATTCCGGTCATTTCGAAGGATTTGCCCCACCTCCAGTTAAGGAGGTGAGGGCTTAATTAGGTTATGTTATGAAATGTAGCCGAAGGGCCACGTGAGTCTTGGTTTGTATGAAGACTATTATAGCATGAAATCGAGTGCTTGTAAATAACAATCTTTAAACATTTTTAACTTTTTTTATCTGGCTGAAGTTTTTGACCTTCTCAAATTCAATTTTCATGGGGAATTTTCCTTCAAGGAGATCTTGCTTGTGAGAAATAATAAAAACGTTAGTTTCCTTACCAAGCGTATTTAAGATTTTAAGAAGGTTATCAACACCATCTGCGTCCATACTCGAATCGAATGTCTCATCAAGTATTAAGAGGTTCGTGTTAGCACTATTTTTCATTCTAGCGATTTGCCGCCACGCGAACAACAAACTGAGATCAATACGCTGTTTTTCACCTTCTGAAAATGAGGAATATGTGAATTCATCTCTATGACGAGATTTAATTGTCTCGTTAAATGAATCATCAAGGTGGAAAAGAACAAAGAAGTCTAAAACCTGAAGATACTGATTAATCAACTTATTCATGATCGGAAGATATTGGCGAATGACTTTTGTCTTAATTCCGGTATCACGAAGAAGTTCACCGATAGCATCAAAATATGCAGTTAGCGCACACTGTTCTAAACGTATATCATTTAATTTATTCCTCTTCTCTATATCTTCTAGTAGTTTACTTTCTGCCTCAGTAGTATCTTGCGGATCTACATTCTGTGATAGTGAATCAACACGTTTTTTAAGAATGTTAATTCTTGTTTCGTTTTGTAGTGTGCTGCTCTTAACTTCATTTAAATGCACAATCTGTGCATACAACTTATCCACTTCTGATTTAGTGCTCTTTAATACACCTTTGGCGTCTGAGTATTCTTTGTCAAGTGCTTTAGCGCGGGACTTACATTCTTCATTCTTAGTTGTCTTAAGATCGTGGGAAATGTCTTGTGCACACGTAGGGCAGTGGTCGTGCCCTTCATAGAACACAGCCTCTTTAACGACAGCATCCATGTTTCTTTTAAGATTAGAAATCTCAACGTTACCGCCTATTAATTTCCTTGTTTGTTTTTCATGGGTGTCAACAGTACCTTTATAGCTTAAATCGTACTCGCTTTGAAGCGATGCGTTACTATCTACCAAGAGGGTGATTTCTTCATTAATATCGACTATCTCTTTAGTGCGTTTTTCTTCTTGACTAGAATCGATCTTCTTTAGCTCATAGAGATGGGATGTTTGCAGTTTAAGAGTTTCCTTAAGAATGTTTAAATCGTTATCTGTGTCATTCATTTTATGACGAAGTGTTACGATTTTTTCTTTAAGAACACCATTCATTTTTGTGAAAATACCGATATCAAGCAGATCCTCAATAACACTTCTCCGCTGGTGGGAGGGGAGCTGCATAAATGGAATAAAGTTTGAAGAACCCAACACAACTACCTGGTGAAAAGATTTGTGATTTAACTTTAGAATGTTTTGCTCAATTATTTTTTGGTAGTCGCGACTGTGAGATTCCTGATTGAGTAGTTTTCCATTCCTGTATACTTCAAAAATGTTAGGCTTAATTCCTCGGACTATCCGGTATTCAATACTTCCAACACTGAACTCGACCGTGGTTAAACATTGTTTGTTGTTGATGGAATTGATTAACTGTGGTTTGTTAATACTGCGGTGTGGCTTTCCAAATAGTGCGAATGATAAGGCATCCAGCATGGTGGATTTGCCAGAACCATTTGCGCCGACTACGAGAGTGGCGCTATCTCTATTGAGATAAACTGTGGTCTCGCTGTTTCCGGTAGATAAAAAGTTTTTCCAAGTAAGTTTCTTAAATGTAATCATTATATAGTGTCTAAGGCTTGCGCTTCAATCAAAAGTTCTTGCATCATTTTTTTAAGAACATTCGAGTCTAAGTTTGTTTCTGTTGCGTCGATATAAGTGTTTAATAAGGTTGGTGTATCATCGACCTTTACGTCTTGGTCGTTGATCTTATCTCCGCTGTATTCGTCAAAGTTTTCTATGATTCTAACTTCGAAAGGGTTATAATCATATATCTGTTCCATGAACTTGTCAAAAATATATAAGTCTTTCTTGTTTGTAACAATAACTTTTATGTATGTCTCTTTAATTAATTCGCTATTTACTGCTGGGATGGAATCTTCATCGTAATAAATTTTTTGAAAAAGAACGTTTGGGTTTCTAACAGCCTCAAGCTCTCTGGTCTCAGTGTCAAGGATGTGAAAATATTTAGGGTCATTTGCATCAGACCACGTTAACTGATACTGCGTTCCAAGATAAGTGACATTACCTTCGGTGCTCTTAGTGTGGTAATGTCCAGAATAAACCGCGTCGTACCGATCAAAGATAGATTTGTCCATACCATGGGATTTAATATTAGCGTTGCCCATATATTTAAATCCCCCTAATTCGAGATGGCCCATTAGGACTGAAGCTTTAGAGTTTTTAATAAACTCCATTGAGGCCTCTTGGTTATCTTCGCAAATCCATGGAAGCAAACCAATATCTAATCCCCCCATATTCTTCACAGTAGGCTTCATTTGAATATGAATCCTATCTTTGTATTTTTCTAAAATCTCTTCTAATGAATTTAATTCGTTTGTGTTTTTATAATACACATCATGGTTGCCTGGAATTATATCCATGTGCATGTCATAATCGTAAAGCTTCTTAATAAAGACTTCGTAATTATGCTTTAAAACCTTAAAGTTAACAAACCTCCGATGGTCGAAATAATCACCAAGATGTATAATGTCCTTGATATTATTCTTTAACAGATAAGGAAAGAAAACCTCATCGTAGAATTTAGCAGAATAGTTTAGGAAAATGTCAGACCCATTCTTTACTCCCGAATGAGTATCGTTAATTATAGCGAGTCGCATATTACAAAAACTCGTCGAGGAGGCCAATGATTTTATTCTTCGCGCGCTTTTTCTTTGTAATAATCACGTTGACCTTTTTACCGTCGGCAGCACGGTTTCGGATCATCTGTGATTTAAAACGCACTCTATCAACAATCCCTGTTGCATCGGGATGGCCAGAGACGTGCATGAAACCATCAGCTCCAGCATGTTCCATATAAAGTTCTTTAATATCCTGGTGTTTTTTCTCTTTGGCAATTCGTCTTAAAAACGCGTAATATGTAATTTGAGTGAAGTAAGCAAATGCATTGGGTAGACCAGTGCGTGTGGCTTTCTTTACATCGTAATTCATAATTGCCTTAACGCAATTTTCTACGGCATCCATTACCATCTCTTCGCGGTAAGTGTATCCAGAAAAGTTAGGTTTGTGCGAAAGGCCCTCAGCAATTTTTAAGAAGCAAGTGCCAATATAATTAGTAATAATTGGTTCTTCCTCTTCTCTGCTGCGGGCTTCATTTGCCGAATTCACATAGTCAACAACAGCGCCAGAAAACTCCTTGTTGTTCACGTAATGTGGTCTTTCGTTAGCTTTCTTTTTCATATTTTGTTAAGTGAATTATACACTAATACCGCACGCTTGTACACAACATATTTAGTATCATACTGCATTTTTTGATGTACATAGTTTGCGGATTTGTGTATAATATTCTTAGAACAACGAAAGAAAACTCAATTGTTATCACACCTTTTCCATTGCTTCCTCCATTCTAAATCCCTTGGTGTTAGTGATGGATAATTATTAAAGATGCCTCCCCTACCTTTAGCATTGCCTTGATTATCAATATCATTATTAAATAATTGCGCTAAAACAACCTTTATCTCCGCAGGAGATAATACACCATTCAAGTTACTCATAAGAAGATATCGATGGTATTGAATTGCAACATCCTCAATTGGCGGTGATGAAGCAATAATATTAGAATCTAGTAACCGAACTAGTTCATCATTGTCATTAATCAGCCACGGAGAGAAAAAGATTCTACCTTCTGAGTTCGTGTTAACCTGCACCGCACCACTTACGTAGAAGGCTTTTTGATCCGGATCGTAGCGATCTTCAATCGCAATAATGTGACTTCCGTCTACCAGTCTATAACTGATCACGCAAAATTCTCTCATGTAATCTTCTAGTGCTTCATTCATAGTGGTACTTCGTGCATTTCATATTTAAATTTTTCTTTAGCGTATATTTTAACGCGTTCTATTGCATGATTAAGTGTGTAATTCTTTTTGCTTTTCCACGAAAGATCATCGGCTAAATCATAAATTGTTGTGCCTTGCCCATTTTCAGTTTTGCGTAAACCCCTTCCAATTGACTGTAAAACACGTATTTGTGATTTTGTCGGAGAGGCAAACACAATGTTGTGCAGGTTAACTATATTTATACCTGTAGAAAAGGTGCCTACACTAGCAACGATAACAGCATTTTTTTCTTGTTCAGTTACTTCACGGATCTTTTCTCTTTCCTCGGCGTTAACCGCACCAGAGACAAAGAAAACCTTTCGGTCAGTCCCTTTAAGTTTTTCAACAAATGCGTTATAAAGAGGCTTCCCGTGTTTCCCTACTAAGTTATAAAGCACCAACGAATTACCCTGTTGATCAGCTGTTAAATTTACAATGAAACGATTCCTTTTTTCGTGGCTAACAATGACATCGATTTCATCTTGGTACTTTAGACCTTTACACGCCTTCCTCTCTTCATCACGGTACTTAAGCACTAAACACTGAATACGCAGTTGTGCGAGAGTGTCAGCATCCATCAGTTCTTTTGTTGTAGTAACTTTATAAACAGGCCCAAAGTTGCCTTCAAGTGTCATCTTATTAGAGACTGCATCGTCAATCGTTCCTGTAGTACCGATCCTAAAATGGGCATTCACCAACCGATTCATTATTGTGGTTAGCGATTTAGCTTTAAACGTGTGAGCTTCATCCCCTATTACCATACCATAGTGAGTAAACCACGACTGAGGTAGTTTAATAGCACTTTGCCATGTGGTGACAACTACAGCCGCGTCAAAGTTTATTTTTTCCTTCCCGGAATATATTCTATGGACATCTTCTTCAACATCGAACGAACTGTCCTGCCACGAATAAGACTCGAAGTCCTTGTACATTTGCTCAACTAAAGAAGTAGTTGGAACAACGACCAGCACTTTCTTGTCCATTTCGTGGCTTAAATAGTGCCGCATCATCATATAGATAATTAGCGACTTCCCCGATCCAGTCGGTGAAATTAGTATGGCTCTCTTGTTTTGTACTCCGTGCACAAATGC